GTTCTCTGCGCCGCATGAGACGCCCGTAGACAGCCTGATCACGGTGACCCGAGAGCAAGTACTCGCTGCTTGCGAGGAAGCCTATAAGACGATCCCGCCGAACCTGCGGCAGCGAAAGCTTGGGGGCAACGTCACCACCGTGATCCCGAACAAGGATGCCAAGACATCCTATGATGGACTCGTGGGCACCATGGCTGCGGTCGAGGACTCCCTGCGCTTTGTGCCGAACCCGGATCTGTCATGGGACGACTGGAACAAAATTGGCATGGCAATCTACTGCGCCACCGAAGCCAAGGGTTACCACATCTTTGACCAGTGGTCGCAAGCCTCGGGTAAGTACAACCAACTCGAAACCCGGCAGCGATGGGATCACTACAGCAAGTCACCACCCACCAAGATAGGTGCAGGATCGCTGTACTTTTTTGCACAGCAAAACGGGTGGGCACCTCCGCCGCATCTGGATCTGAATCCGATCAAGGCTGTGAAGGTAGACCTTACTAACCTTGAGCCACCCAAGAAGATACCCAAAAGCACCCGAAACAATTTTCCGATGGAGTGGTTCAACAGTCCGTCGCTCGTTGGCCGGGTCACTCGATGGATCAACTCCACAGCACAGCAGCCGCAGCCGACCTTCGCGCTGATGAATACCATCTGCATGTTCGGTGCGCTCTTCGGTAGACGCTATGCCATGGCGCATCTACACACTCGGTGCAACATCTTCGTGATCGCCGTTGCCAAGCCCGGTGCCGGTAAGGATCACAGCCGTCAGCGCGTCAAGGAATTGATGATCGCCTCTGGCCTCGGACAACTGATCTGCGGCGATCGCTTCAGTTCCGGTGTCGCCATCCTGAGAACGCTGTTCGACTATCCATCAAGGATCAGTCATCTCGACGAGATGGGTCTGTACCTCCAGAGCCTGACTGCAAAGAATGCAGCAGGGCACCAGCGCGATGTAATCAAGACTTTGCTCGAAGTCTACTCGAGTAGCAGCGGCGTCTATCACGGCCAGGAATATGCTGACTCACGCGAGCGGCAGCGTCTCGATATCAATCAGCCCAACTTCAACTTCTTCGGCACGACAACACCGAGGACGCTGATCCCTGCGCTGAACCACGACATGGTGGACAACGGTACGCTCTCGCGCATTCTGCTGATCCCGCCCTTCGAGGATTATCCGAACGCGCAGATACCCGAGAAGATGGATGTGCCCGAGGATCTGATCGATGACATCCGCAGATCCTATGAGGTGGCACCGACCAACGTCGGCAACCTAACGAACATCCAGACTCTGGCTTCGTCGTCGATCGCACCGATCGTAGTCGAGTGGGAAGACACTGCCTTCGCCGAGTACAGCAAGGTGCGCGACTGGCAGCTTCAGCATTCGCGAAACGACGATGCCCTCTGGGTGCGCTACACCGAGATCACCATCAAGCTTGCGATGATCGAGGCCATTGCTCGTGACCCGAGCAGCCCGATCGTGACGTTCGAGATCTTCAAGATGGCTAACGATCTGGCTCGATGGTCGTTCAACTATACGGCTGACCTGATCACCAAGGAGGTTGCCGAGAACGAGATCGAAGCCTCGCACAAGAAGATCCTGAACATCATCCGCAAGGCCGGCGAGGATGGTCTCAGCACCACCCAGTTGGCCAAGTACTGTCAGGGGATGAAGGCTCGCGATCGAAACGAGATTCTCCAGACGCTCATGGAAGCCGGCGACATCATCGAGGAGACGGTGAAGGCAGGCGGAGCCGGTCGCGATCGCAAGGTGTACCGAGTCAGGCGTTAAGTCAGGAGATAAAAAAATGCCCCGGCGGAGCTAAGCTTCGACACCGGGGCCAACTCTCTACAGGAGATAGCACAGAGAGATCTTAGCTCCTCGGGTCTTGGCCTGCAAGCCAGGAGATATACCAGCCAGCCTTCTTAGCCTCCTGCTCGGGGGCATCCTTCTGCCCTAGCCGCCAGAGGTAGGCCATCGCGCTGCCCTTGCAGTAGCCACGGAACTCCTCGGGTGTCAGGGCTGCTCGCAGGGCGTCGATGCATTCAATCTCGCCGCTCTTATAGTGAATTGGATTTACTGGATCGCCCACCCTTGACTCCCTTCTTCTTGGCCTTTCGCTTGGCGTGGCTGAGCTTTGCCATTCGCTGATAATGTTCTTTAGATCTTCGCTTCTGATCTCCTGAACCAGCGCTTCCACCTCGGCTTCCGATAGTCGCCAAGTATTCTCTGACTGCATTTTTAACCTCGGGCATTTCTCAGTAACTCCAGTTCACGTTTCAAAGTAGTAATCTCTAAAGCCAAGATGTTGGCCTCAAGCTGAAGGCCGGCGCTTCGAATACTGGCGAGCGCCTGATCAACCTTAACCTGCTGGGAATGTTTCCACGGCATCCGTTCCATCTCCGTCTTCCATGCGCCAGCCGGAGAGATGTTGTCAACTACAGAGCCGGTGATCTCGCAACGCTTCATAGTTCGCTCCTGACTTTCTCAATGACGTTATCCCAAGGTGCAATCATGTTATCTCTCGGGTAAATTTTAATGCTTGGATACCACAGGCTGTGATCGCCGTCTTTGTTGCCCCAGTACCAGAGCTTGTTGGCATCCATCAACTTCACGGGAACCCCGATGGCACCGGCTACGTGCACCGTGCTGCTGCTAATCGCAACGAGCATGTCGCATGCAGCACACGCTGCTGCTAGACCTTCGATGTCTTTGAGAAGATCGACGCTGCTCGTGAAGATGTTCGTGCCGTAAGCCTCGTTGAACTTCTCGACCGCTGCTTTCGAGGAACCGTATTGAAGGTTCAGGAACTTGTATCCGGGTAGCTTCAGGATCGGCAGGAGCTGCTCAAGGTTCACGCTCTTATGCGGTCCGATCTTGATGGCGCTGCTGACCCACGAGAGGCCGATGACACGATCGGAATCTGCGAAGCCGGCTTCAGTCCTGATGGCTTCGACTCGGGCTGGATCTGGCTTCAGGTATTCCCGCGCAGCATGCTTCGCAATGTCGTCAACGGATTCGACGAAGCAAGATCCGAGACTGGCAAACGGAATGTGCGCGTCGTAAGCGTCAGAGCGGATCTTGTCGATGTGCGACATGAACTCGATGTCCGGCATTGACCGCTTGAAGATGCTGATCAAGCGCGGATCAACCATCGCTGTGACCTTCTCGACTCGTTGCTTCAGAGCCGGAAGCAAAGATCCATAGATCACCTGATCACCGATGCCTTGTTCGCCCCAGACCAATACCGATTTAGCCTCGGAGCTTGGGTTCCACTGTGGCTTCTGCGTTAGCAACGGGCGGCTCTTGAATCGGTCGCTTCTCCAGCGCGTGTCATACAGCGGCCAGCCTTCTTTGAACTCGCCTTGCTGCAAGAGCAAGAGACCGAGTATCCACTGAGCATTGGCATGCGTCGGATCAATTCGGTTCGCTTCGCGGAAGCTCTCTAGTGCCTCCGGCCATCGACGCATCTCCCATTGCGATGCCCCTCGCTGAATGTAGGCCAGCAAGTAATCGGGCTTGAGTTTGAGCGCACGATCAAAGTCTTTGATGCCCTCGTCATACTTTTGCTGTTCAGCTTTGACGATGCCACGGTTAACAAGATCGTCAGCCGTTAGCTCGCCCCGCTTCTCGGCAGCGTCGTAGTACTTCTCAGCCCCGGAAAAGTCACGCTGGATCTGAAGCAGTCGAGCCTTGGCGCGGTAGGCCACGATGTCTTTCGGGTTGAGCGAGATGGCTACGTTGCAAAGGTCGAGCGCCTCGGCGTACTTACCCGCTTGGAAGGCAGTCTCAATCTTCTTGATCGCCTTCTGATGCTTAGTGTGATTACTCATAGTGTCGATGCCACCGCCATCCATTCCTTGCCGTACTCAACGTGAGTCCAGTCCTCAAACCAAGGGCCACCGCGAGTCATGTGCACGGCTATCGGATTCGGGCAGTCGTTCTTGGTGTACCAACCTTCTAGGTAGTTGTACGCAATCGGAAGATGCCCGATCACATCGTCGGTTAGCCACTCGAACCGGTGAAGATAACTCGGCGTAGCGATGTTCACAATCTCTGGCGTAAGACGCTTAACTTGTTCATGCTCGCAGTTGATGAGCATGAAGCTAGACCAGTTCTTACGGGGGTATGTGTGCTGAGGTTGGTTGTTCATTTTGACCGATTCGGTC